TGCAGAACGAGTAACCTTACCGTCAGCGTTCTGGTCCATACCGAAGTTACTAATGTTCTTCGGCCATACACGATACATTCTCCACTTCAACGGCAACGGTGAATTAAGAGTAGAATCGAACAATACGAGGTCTACTGTTGCACAATAGTCTGGTGCGAAGTTAGAATATGCACCACCAGTTGTGTAGTTTGTAGAACCACCGATATCTTCACGGAAGCCTTGGTTCATCAAAAGGTTAGACCAACGATGTAATGCTTCAGAAACTGTTAAATCCTGGAATTCATCCCACTGGATTTCCAAGTCACCATTAACGGTAGCTTTACCAGGGTAAAGAAGCTTAGTACCCATATACTGAGTATCAAGTTCATTAAATGATTTTGAAGGAATAGAAGCAGTTCTAGCTCTAATCATCAAGTCATCTGCATTAAGAATATCTTTTAATGGAGAACCACTGTCGAATAAGAAGCGAACCTGGAATAAATATTGCTTTGCAAGGTCTCTAAGATTTGCAAGCTGACCCCAGACGCTCATAGATGGATCAAAATTTTTAGCCATATTATTATAATCTCCTTAAAATAGTTATACTTTTATATTATTTATAAAAATATATCAGCCTTTTTGTTTCATCATAAAACTATAAATAATAAGAAACTTAATATATTAGAGAAAACATGAATTATTTAAATGTAACTTACGAGCAATTACTTCAAGATTTCAAGGCCAGATTAAATTCTGATCCTAAATTTAAAAATATCGGAAGTGCTACAATCTATGGTATGTTCATGGAAATGATAGCCGCAGTTACAGAAATGACCAACTTCTATGTTCAAAGAACAGCAGAAGAATCATTTATCTCAACTGCCCGCCTTGATTCTAGTGTTATTAAACATGCTAAGGGTCTTGGTTATAATCCCCGTAGACCTGTCCCAGCCCGTTGTGAATTAAGAATTCGCCTCCGTGGTCCACTTCCTAGTTCATTAAAAGAAGGAACAGAAATCTTCTTTACACAAGATGATACTGACCTCGTTTATAACGGTTATAAATTTATTCTTGATAGTGGTTATAGCTACAGATTTACAAGAGAAGATATTGCAAATGGTCAATCTAGTGACTGGTCTAAGGAACTTTATTTCTCTGTTCCTCAAGAAAAGTCAATTTATATGCCATTGACTGGTATTTCTTATTATAGCACAAAGTATACAGTGCCTATTAGCTGTTTCCAAGGTGAACGTAAGACATTTGAAATTATCGGAACTGCAAATATTGACAAAATTGGTAATACTAATCAGTTCTATGATATTGATGATTTGGAATTCTCTAACTGGTATAGTAAGCGTGACCCGTTTGCTTATAAGAATGGTGTATATCGTAGAAAGAATAGTTGGTGTCAAGTTGGTAAAGGTGCAAATGAATATGATGCATTCCAGCCAGAAAATACTTATGATATTGAAGATCAATCAATTTATTTAAATGATGCTATTGTAAATACTCCACCAGATGAACAAATTGATAAGAAATTTAAAGTTTGTCTTATTGATACAAATTCTGATAAAACTGTAAGATTAAGCTTTGCCAGTGAACCGAATATTGCTGATATCGGTTTGACTACAACAGAAGACAATATTTATGTAAAATATTTAATTACTAAGGGTAAAGAAGTTAATAGAACTGGTGTTAAAGGTTCTATTATGACCCATAATAATAATATTAACGTTAGCCAAGAAGGTAATATAATTAATTTGACCAACAACGTTCAATTTATTATTAATACTGATATCTATGGCGGCGAAGATTTTGAACCTCAAGAAAGCATAAAGATTAATGCTCCATCTTACTTTGCTTCTTGTGGTAAACTTGTTACTAAAAATGACTATGCTTCTTATTTTAGAGCATTAACTTCTCCAATTACCGTTCAAAATGCTTTAGTTTATGGCCAGCAAGAACTTGAAGGTGCTGATAAGGTAAGACATGACCTTGTTCAGAATAACATTATCTATTGTATCGCTGGACATTTATATCGTAAAAATAATGGTAATTGGGCTCCTCGTAATGTGTTGACTGAACCTGATGATAATAATGACGCTTTCAGTATATACGGTGATAAATATCTAGATCATCTTTGTGATTATATTAAAATGCTTTATTCTTATGAAGGTTTCTTTAATAAAATCTATAAACTCGGTAATGATGACGAAGAACAGTGGCTTAAAAACGCTCGTCTGATTTATGATAACTGTAAGCATAAGATGGAAATTAACAGCATTCTCTATCCGCTTCCACCGATTGTCCAATACTATGATGTAGTTGGAACCGTTGAAGTTGATAAGACTACTGATATTGAATCTTATACTAATGAAATGAAAAATAAGTTATATGAATATCTTGATAAAAAATCACCAGAAGATAGAAAAATCTATAAATCTGAAATCATAAATCTTTATAACAAAAATGAACACACTAAATCTGTAAATATTGATATCAAAATTTCTGATATCATCTACGCTGAAAAAATGTATCTTGAATGGAATGCATATAATAATGCTATATTCCATATTGAGCAAGATAAAGAACTACAAACTTATAAAGACGCATTAAATAATTACAAAACTGATATAGCAATTAATGATGCTTATGGAAAAGGCTGGTGGAATAAACTTACTATTTCCAATGTTGACGTTAATGGTAATCCTGTTAATCCGTTATATTTCAATGGCAAAACTATTACTCTTAAAATTAAATATTTGAATAATGATGGTACTGGTAAACTTGAATATGACCCAACTGCCACAAATGATGTTTATACACTCGACGGATTAAAATTCCAGTGCATTGTAAATGAAGATGATAATACATTATCTCTTTGTCCTGAAACTATAATTTCTCAAGGTGAAATTAAAGATAATAAGGCAACTGATTGTTATAGAAACTATGAAGGTAGAGACCACTGGGTAGCTCCTGCTACACAAGAAAAGGATGGTTCTGATGATGGCGTAGTATCACTCTCATTAGGAATTCCTACATCAAATGACTTCTATTCTACATCTGATTTTAATGAATATAGAATGCAAGATTATAAAATCGATGAAGAACGATTTGGTAAGATTACAGACTTATTAGAAGAATGGTATAAAAATTTAAGTAAAATCGATTCTCTTGATAGACCAATACATATACCATATACAGTCTATACTAATAATAATCCTACTAGAAAAGAAGAAGTTATTCGTCTTGGTAATTTTGAAGGTGAACCAAAGGTTACATTATCTGAATTTGCATTCTGGAATTATCTTGTTCCTGAAATACTTAAAATTGCATATCCAACTGGCACTTTGAATGGAATTTATACAAAGACTGACTATGATGATGAAATCTGGGAAGCTGCAACAAAACTTATTATGGATATTTATCCATTAATTAAACCTGGTATTTGTGACTCCATTCTTGATAGCAACAACAATATCGTAAACTTTAGTATGGATATGGATTTACCTATTGTTTATAATAAGATAAAAGTTATTCCAGAAATGGTTCGCTATTAATCTTTAAAAAATATATATTTAAAAAACCTGATTTTTCAATCAGGTTTTTATTTTTAATTATATATCTTAGTATCTTGCATAATGCCAACCTAAAAGAGGAGGTGCTGCATTCCAGGTTGTAACTAACGTTGTTGGACAAGCTATACCTTTCAATATAAGCATTCCACCATCATCAGTATCACCAATCTTACAGAATTTAGCAAAACTAGTCATATTATTAAATGTCTCAGTAACACCGGCAGTGCTTGCTACTGACCAGCCAGTATTCTTCCATGCACGAATATCTTCACCACCATTCTTAATCCAGCCTTGATTAATTGTAACATTGAATCTTACTGTTTGATTAGAGTTAGTTACTGGGACTAAGGTAAATGCGAAATCTTCATCATCAATATCTCTAAAATAAATGTTCAAATCTACTTCATTATAGCCATCAGGAACATAACCAAGTGTCATAGGCTGTTCTTTATCATCATTATCAAAGAACTTGAATAATGCTTTACCATCACCGACTAAATCTTTCCATGATGAAGCATCAATAGTTTCACCCTTAATCATAGTAGTTCCATTCCAGTAATAAGTATTCTCACCTTCTCCACCAGCCTTAGTATAACCTAGCATATAAGATTTAAGCCAGCTTTTTAATGCATTATACATTGGTGAAATAGTAATATTGTTTTCACCAGTATCAAAACAATTACCAAGCATGAATACCATTTTATCTTTTTCAGTTTGACCATTGTTAGTTACATAAATATCAGCAACAAACTTTCTATATTTTGATGTTACTTGTGTACTTACACCATTATTTGTAACTGTAATTGCACCAGTAGCAGTATCAATTTTCATGGTATTGTTACCAGATTTCATATTGATAGACTCTGGAGTTATCGTTGCATATCTACTACCATCAGAACTTTTAAGGGTCATACCGCCTTCAGCTATTGTAACACCCTTAAGTGAAATATCATTCTTGGTGATATGTATATTATTATTTGGATCACCCCATACAATAGCACCATTATCATCAAAATTAATATTACTACTATCAATTTTAGTTGTATGACCGTTAGATGTAAATTCAATATAATTATTAACTAAACCTTTATCAACAGTAAAATTAGTTGCTGTTAAGTTAGTTACATTCATCGTTTTTGCTTGAACGCCAACGTCACCACCAAGTGCAGCAACTAGTGCTCCTTCTTTATATAATTTAAGTAAGCCTTGTTCTGCATAGAATTCTAAAGCATTTCTACGATTATATTCATTTAAACCAACACCATAAATGACATCAGCCTGAGTATTTACATTATACTTACCTAATATAAGTTCATTACTAACATTGCTAGCAATAAGGCCAGTTCCATTGACCATCATGATGCCAGTAGCGTTTTCAAGCAAACCATTAGAACCACCAATTAAAATGTTACCACAAGTATTAGAACCATCTAATGTATTAAGATCAGAACAGAACAATGCATTAGTATTAGCACCATTCTTAATAAAGTTACCATCGCCACCAATTAATAAGTTAGAGAAAGATTCATCCTTGATAATATTATAATCAGAACGAATCAATGTATTATTGGTATTACCACCTTCTGCGCTGAATAAATTGTTATTAGACTGAATTAAAACGTTACTTCCGTATAATTCTCTACCAGCTGGCTCCATAGTTACGTTATTCTTGGAGAACAACAGCTTATCTGTATTGTCAATGTCAAATACATGGTTATCTTCACCGAAGAAATCAACAGCAACTTGATGATATTCATCAATACCATGCTGAATAAATATCGGAGATTCTACACCAGTATATTCTACTCTACTACCAGAAGTTCCACTGCTACCACTGCTTTCAGAACTTTCAACAACATCTTCTCGAATATCTGTAAAATCTATAACACCAGTATATTCTTCACCATAACCTTTTAAAAGTAATCCAACATTATATGCAACAAGTGGATCTTGTGTATAATCTTTCGGCTGTTCAAGTGAAGTTAATACATACTGATACTTATAATTATTATTATCATCTTTCTTATTAACTACATGAATAAGACCACCAGCATTCCACTGTTCTTCTGCTGTATCAGCATTGAATGCATCAGCAACCATCAAAGTCTTCGGCGTTGCAATACTTCCTTCTTTATTAAGATGTAAATCATTAATAACAGATTCAGTTTCACCAATAGCAAGACGCATGTCAACGCCTTCAGCATCCTTTGTCTTGTTACCATTATTAACAAGACAAATCTTCTTAGCTATGTCAAGAACTTCTTTGGTCTGTGGATTTTCTGGGTCAAAACCACCAGAAGTTTCAAAGTCAAAGTCATGGTCTGCAACAGTCATTCTCAAAAGAAGCTTTGCGGCAACATACTTATCCTGGTCTCTTAAAATCTGAATACCTCCAGTGAATACGTTAGTGTCTGAATCATATTCACCGTCCAGCTGAGCTAATGCAAGAAGAACAGGTCTTTGAGTTCTGTCTACATTAAAGGTAGCATCTTTTGTAAAAACATACTGTTTAGCAATAAGACCAATATGAGCAAATGACATATCATGGCCATTATCCCAAGCGAGCATGGTTCTGTCAATATCAATTTCATAAGTTCCATACGGACTTGTTCTGTCATCTATAAGCTCTTGCGATGGAATATACTTAACCGGCAAAACATTTTTATAAATTTCATTAACTGCTTTATTGTATATGTCACGGTCAACTGGAACTATCTTCTGATTACCCTTAGTTGCATAACTAATATTTTTAAGACCTAATACAACGCCAGGACGTTTTACTAATTCTTCTAACGTAAGACTCTTATAAGTTGCAAATAATCCTTCTTCTGGATTATTTAAATCTGCAACTGGCGGTAAACCTTGAATCAATACTGCACCAATTACAGCAAATCTAACACCGTTTTCTTGGCTGACCAATAAACTACGACCTTCTGTCGTAAAAATAAGCTTGTTTTTCTGTTCTGCCATATTAAATAAACCTTATAATGTTTTCTTTTTATATTATTTATAACCTTTTTTACTATACTTTGGCA